GTGACGGCACGAAGCTGGTTGCCGCTCAGCAAGCCGCCCTTGGCCGCCGCGGAATTGTCCAGCGCGCCGATGCCCTCCTTGAGGGCGAACTGATAATCCGGAGAGTTGCGGAAGGCAGCAAGCGCATTCTCACCGAGCGCAGGATTTCCGTTCAGACCATAAAACGAGGCGAGGAGGTTGTTCGCGCCTTGCCCCGTCGTGATGAACGGAGACAGGTTGTTGCTGGCCTTCTCATAGTTCTCACGCTGGAATGCAAGCGCCTGCTGCTGAGCCGCGGCGGCCTGTGCGGCGGCCTTCTCCTGCGCATCAGCAGCCTTGCTCGCGCCATACATGGATGCGCCAGCACCAAGGACGCCAGCGCCGAGAATCGCAAGTCCCGTACCGATCATGAAGCCAGTTTCCGCATAAAGACGTTCTCGCTAGGCGCGTAGCCGCGTCGCTGATAAAGTCTGTTGAATGCCTCGTCCCTTGCGCCGGCAAGGTTTGCCGTCAGAAACACACTCACGCCGCTCCTCATGGCGTCTTGCTCGAGCTCGTCGAGAAGCGAGCTGCCAAGCCCCTTGCGATGGCTCGGCCGACACCACCAAAACACTTCCTGCGCCATTTTGGTTTGCAGGTTGAAGTAAAGCGGGAAGATGACGTAAGCCGCCATCCCGACAAGCTTGCCATCATCTTCCGCAACCAGAAGCCCGCCTGACGTGCTTCCGCTCAACAACGATAGAACCGTAAGCTGGAACGATCCCTCATCCCACGAGGATATGCCCGCGAACGGCGATTCCTCGAAGAACGCCTTCCCCATTTCGACAAGTTGTGCCATGTCGTCAGGCGTGGCGTGGCGGATCTCGGTCATTTTAGGACAAATCCACCATTGCCGCCGTCAAGGCTATCGACGTAGATTGCGAGGTAAAACGAGCCGGACACAACGTCGCCAGAACCCGCCTGCGTTGCCCCGTTCGATTTGTATGCCTTGATCGTTGCCAATGATCCCTTTTTGGGAACAACGGTCATCGTCACGCTGCCGGTCGAACTCGCATCAGCGACAAACCCGTAAATCTCGAAATCACGATAGGCCTCGATCAGCGGAGATGCGGTGAGAGGTGTAAGCGTGATCACATTCGAGACCGACGACGCATTACACGGCGTCACACGGTTCATCCCAACAATGAAGTTGTACCATTCACTCAAGAGCTGGTTGCCATGCTCCGAAAGAATGCCCGTCTTCGGATCGACAAACTGAACGAGGCTGTTGACCTTTGGAATCGGCGTTCCTGTTGCCGCAGCAGATATGGTCATGCCACACCTACAGTCACATCAGCATTTGCGGAAATGATGCTGCGATAGACCGGATCTGAAACCGTGACCTCGAACACCCATTCCCTGGAGTTGCCGAGGTTCAGCCAGCGCATGCGCGTGTTGTAGGCCCCTTGCCTTCCCATCGTTCGCCAAAGCTGGCGAGCGCTCCAGGTAATCCCGCCATCCTTGGAGTAGCGCAACATCACCTGAGGATCTGACCCCTGCCCGGTCGCCAACCCAACGCCAGACTCCATATCGATCTCGAAGCGAGGGATGAACACCCGCTTTCGATCCGCATGAACCGGAGGCGACACAGCAAGCAGCTGCATCGTGTTGCCGAACTCAGTGAAGGTTTCGGCCGATAGATAACCGATCTTGCCCGTCTCGGAGTCGCCGATCAGCTCATACCCATAGGCTTGAACGTGACAATTCGCCCGCCACCGTCCCAATGACCTGTTATTCTGGTCCCAGGACTCTCGCTCGTGCCAGAGGCCGGTTGCAATGTCGAGTTCGTAGGTTTTCGCTGTCTCGGGAAAGGTCACGACGACGAACTTGTGGCCTGACCAAGTGTAAGAGAAGCAAATCAAGCTATCGAAGTCAGCGTATTCCTGCCACTCGTCCTCAAGGGCGAATGTCGAAACCCGCGTCAGCGACATTCCATCGAGGCGATAGAAAATCTTGTCGTCGCCCATCAAAAAGACGCTGTTGTCTGCCTTGCAGATCGCTCTCGGCCCGACAATACCTCGCTCAATGACGGCGCCGGGGACGCTGGCGAACGGGAAGTTCGCTGCGCCAACGTCCTGCCATGGCTCAATCGAGTTGGCGCCGCAAACAAGCAGGATTTGCTTGTTCAGAAGCACCGCCACGACGTTGTCAGGCCGGGTTTCAGCGGAGGCAAAGGCGGTCGCGACGAACGAGGTGCCGTCCAAGACTTCGGAGCAGAAGAATTTGTTGGTGTTCTTCCAATCGAAGACGAAACGTTGATCAAAGAACGTCGTGGTATTGGCTGCGTTGAAATCCGTGTCGGAGATCAACACAAAGCCAAGAAGCGTCGAATAGAGATACCCGCTCGTTCCGTTGACGATGACGAGCTGAGAGCCGTTGTCGTCCATCGAGACTGGATCGGTGCCCGTGATATTGCCGCCGATGTCCGTAGGCGTGCCAGTTGACGAGACGGTATAGAGTCGCTGCCCCGAAACGACATAGAGAACGCCGCCCATAACGTGGAAGCCGCGCACCGGACCGGAGCCGCAGCTTGCGAACTCAACGACACCAGGCGAGCCGAACAACGCCACAGGCGTCTTTGCGTCCTTCGGCTGCGCTTCAGCATAACAGTTGACGGCACGCTGAGCCGACAATTGCCTTGATCGGCTCTGGTAGGTCTGCGTCGCGAACTGAATGTTCATCGACGGCGCATATCCGGGACGATCTGGACCGACGCCGCAAGCTCCTCCTCGAACCAGTTCACTTCAGACAGATACCGCGCTGCCTTCTGCTGGATCTTGGCGTAAATAGTGTCCGGCGTGTCGTATTCGACCGCAAGCTCCTCAGCCAGGCCCCACGTCACCGCATTGGTCCATTCCTGCGGGATGTCGGGCGTGTTGCTGGAGGATGAGAAAATCTGGATCGGGCGCGCAACCGTCAGCTTCAGGCAATATTCAGGCGAGCTGTTGGGTTGCCAGACGTAGAGATAGCCGGACGAATTAGCCCCACCGCGGCGGTCATAGTAAACCGCGTTCGGCGTTCCGGATGCCGTCTTGTTCGGCATGTCCTGATACTCGATGCGGTCCCAGATATCGATCGGCGTCTCGATCGAACTGTCAAAGTTGAAGCGCCGGCCGGAAAGTATCGAAAGCGGGCGCACGAGCTTGGTCTGGTAGGCAATAACAACCGCGCCATCAGAAACCGAGTCCGTGGTGGCCGTCGTCAGGGTGACGGTCGAACCGGACGGGGCGCCGTTAACGGTTGTCCAATGAAACGATCCGTCATCCAATTGGATGCCGATGTAGTAGCCGTTGCCGATGCCGGTGATGGATTCCACGGTGACCGACAACACGCCACTTGAGAAATCAGCCGAAAGCGCGGTCTGCACGAAGGTTTCGGTCGCGTGGTCCGATGACGTGGAAGAGAGTTCGTAGCGGGTTTGATCGGCCTGGAGGAAGACGGCGCATTCGGTCGTGCGCCAGATGTGAATGCCTGTACCCTGCCAGTGCTTGATCATGGAGTTGAGCGCATCGGCAGCGCCGTCAAGCATCTGGCTGTCCGGCTCCTCGCCGTCCGCAATGGCCTTACACAGGCGCAGCGCGCGGGTCAGGATCTGGTTCCTGTTCCTCGCATAATCGTATGTGCCTGATGTGGTCATGATGCCCTTTAGAGGCTCGGAGAAGAAACGGCGGAGTAATTGATCACGGAAGCGCCGGCTGAAATCGTCGTCGGCAGGCCTGTCGTGATCGAAAGGATCGTGCTGTCAACGACGCTCTGCACAACGGCCCGAAACTCGTTCCCGCCATCCATCAGAAGGCCGATATGATCGTTTGCGGAAAACCGGACAGTTGATGCCACATACAGCAAGGTTGCGCCGGCAGAAGCCGCCTGAAGCATTGCGGTCGAGAGCGGACCAATCACATTGTCTACCGGCTCAGGCCGCGGATCAGGCACGTTCTGGCGGTCGATCACGCCCTTGACGAAGTCCTGAGGATGGCGCTCCTCGAAGTCGGCGTCGCAGACGATCAACCCGTCCCAACGCTTTTTGGTCTGAGAGGCGCGCATTTTGAAGCCGCACTCCTCGCAAATGCGCCAGAAGTCACTCTTGAGGTACGCTGGACCGGCCATTTGAGCCCTTCCAATAGCTAACGCCGCGGCTGTAGAGTGGCCGCCGCTCGAGCGTCGTCGTATCCTCAACCACAGGTGCTTGCGGTAGCTCAGCCAGAGCAAGTTTTCCGACCGCGTCGAAACCCAGCATTACGGCTTTGGCTTCAAATAGATGGTGATGTCGTAGGTGGCGCCAGAGGCGTTGCCGGCCG